GATTCTTTGAACTGCTGTATCTCTCCTTGATCCAAGCCCGATTCTTCTGTTTGAATACGATCAAACCAACTTTGAGCTTCCTCATCAGTTAGCTTAAAGATTCCTTTGAGAGCTTCCGTAACAGGTACAAGCCCCGCAGTTTTAGCCTTACTGTAGAAATCTAGCTTTTGATCTAAACTCTCAAAGATACCATCATCAAAATCAACACTGATTTCTTCAAAAGTAGGGATATTGCCGGAATAAAGCCTTTCACCATTTTCTAAAATAGTTCCGCTTGCTAGTTCTAGCGTAGAAATTACTAAGCCTTTTACAAACTTCTCCACCTCATTACAGTGCATGTTTCTAGTTCGGTATGTCTGTGAATTCTCGCTGACAATCTCAGTTGCCGTTTTTACGGATTGTCCATCAAAACTAAACGTTCCAACTGACAGCTGCATTTGCATTTCTAGCACCTTTAGGAATTGGTTAATTGAAGTAATGTACTGATCAGCACGAATATCATTTGTAATATCCTTGATTAGCTCATGTTCGTCATCCATCCTCATTGGACGGTACACATTCACATCAGGATCAAAGATAGGATTCATTGTATTGTTCTGCTCATCAGGCAGATAATTTAAAACATGGTCACTTACAACTACAGTACGTTGACCCATTCTGATTTCCCAATTGAATTGGTCGAATGCGTCGTTAATCTGTTTTAAAGTATTGGCAGAATTATCGCAGATGCCAATTCCAAGAGGACTGTATAAGCTAAAGTTGTTGAATCCGGCAGGCTTTAAATAATTAAAAAGAGGGTTAGTCATAGTGTGCAGTGTAGCTGTTTCCTCCAAGCCCTCATACTGACCATTGGTACCTAAAGGAACACGAGCGCCGATAACATTCGGTTTCTCTGATCGATACAACTCATTTGTTATAACCACCTCTCCATTTTGCCACTCATGAAATTCAAGTAACGTGTAGTAGATGGTTTTCTTTTCTTCCACTTCAAGAGTTTTGAAAATCAAAACACCTTCAGCAATCCCATTTGAAGTTGATCTTAGCGGATAGAAAGCATTTGCCAAAGCCCACGAAAATTCCATCTCACCAGTAGATGTATCTACATAAGGACGCACTGCTAAGCCTCCAGCAACAAACATTGGTTCAAGATACTTTGTCATGTTCTTTTTGAAATCGTTGTGTTCAAAAACATGTTGAATATATTCGTCAGCTGCTTCATCATCCACTTTGATTTCAACTTGTTCGTTAAATACTAAACTGGCCATTAATTCTCCGGTTAGTTTTCTCATATTGATCGTCACGTAATCACGTTTCTTAATCTCGTTGTTTGAGTTGATGTACTGAATTTGATCATAGTCATTTCGGTACTCTCTAAAGTCCTTCTCAATTCGCTTAATTTCAATCGGATCAATATTAACTTTTGGATGGTCGTTGATCGTGTTTAATGTTTGACTGGTCAAAACGTAACCTCCTCTCTTGAATAGATTTTTGACACTCTGAATGAATCCCATGTTCTCACCTACCTTTTCAGCTTCCAATCTCTAGCATTGTCAATGCAGGCGTACTTAAAAGCATCGACGCTGTGGTCAAACTCTTTGATCACTTTCGGATCATCTGTATTCAAATACTTTTCATCGAACTGGTATCTCTTATGCTCTTCAATGAATAGCGTTAGGTCATCACAGTTTGTTAAACCGACCTTCATTGTCGGCTTTAGATAATAAAAACGCCCCTGAGCTAACAAGTCATGGACGTAATCAATCATATCTATATTCTTTTTCTTAGCGACTGGATGCCAGCGTTGACCATAGTCTTTGTAATATTGGTTCCTCAGACCGCCCTCAGCACTATCAATTGTTCGCTTCATGATTCGAGCATTCCCTACATATTCATGGCCGGACGTCTTAGTTACGAACTCATGCAGTTCTTTTGAAAGATCACTAGGCGCCTTCTTTACTGCCTTTCCTTGCGGTGAATAGTAATACATGTTTAAGAGTATGACGTTCCCTTTAGCAGTCAATCCAAAGCACAAGCACACTGTAGCGGATGTTTGATGCCCAACGTCTGTAGCGTAGTACAACGCGATGATTCGGTCATCATCTGGTAATTCATCTAAAGGCTTGAATAGATCAATATTGTAGACATTCGTTCCAAGTCCTACTGGTTCACCTAGATACAAATACCTGTAGTAATCGAAATCATTCTCTTTAATACGGTTGATTTCATCTAACATCTGATCAGTGACAAAGCCTAGTTCGTCATCTAAGTAACTAGATTCATGGACCAGATAATTCTTTTGCCCTTTTAGTGATTCGCTCCACTCATTAATCCATGAGTAGGGGTTACGTGGTGGATTGTAGCTCCAAAAGAACTGTACAGAATCAGCTAACGGATGTTTCTGTCTCATGAAGGTTGTGTTCGTTTGGTCAAACTCTTCTGAGTCTTTAAACTCTGCCGCCTCTTCATACCAAACAGCAATGATATTACCAATGTCATTTGATTTCAGTTTTTGAAAATCATCTTGGCCATAAAAGAAGAAAGTCGATCCAGTCTTTCTATGAATGATTCTGAATGGTCCTGTCGTCGATCGGAATTGTCTCAAGATGTCAAACTTTTTCAAAGCCCATTGAATCTTTAGAAAGACGCTATCACGTATTGTGTTTCCAACCTTACGAATAACTACAACATTAGCTTTCTCGCCTTTTAGAATGTATTTGATCATCATAAACACTATCTTTAAAGCGATGACTGAAGACTTGAAGCTGTTACGTCCGCCTTTTAGAACGTTATATGGGAACTTAGAAATCCATACTATTCTGAAATGCGGATTCACTTCTTTTTGTACGTCGATTACTTTACTCATCTGGATCACTCCAAGCATCGACAATCACAATCGAGTCTGGATTGTCTGAATCGTAACCCATGTCATTTTTCATTTTAGCTATCTGAACATCTGCCAGCTGTGTTCTCTTGTTCATTAAATCTAATTCATTCAACTGTTTAACAGCCTTTGTCAAAGCGTTACTAACACGAGTCAACGCATCTTCAAGAGCTAAAATGTTGTCTATCTTTCTAAAAGTCTTTGTCTCGATTTCAACATCTTTCATGACATGCTTTTTGATTTCTGCTTTTTGGCCATCTTTAGAAACTGGAACACTAATCTTTCTTAGCTGCTGAAGCTTCCTAGTTTCTGTTTCATCAAGTCCCTTCTCAGCCTCCCTGATTCTATTCATCATTCGGCGTTGCCGAATCTTAAGTATTCGAATTTCATCAAGCAAAATAAAAGAAGGGTCATCATCCAAACTTGAATAAATCTCCTTCTCTTCATCTGTTAAAGTATCAGCGAATATCGTTTCATACTCACCTGTCTTTACAGCATTCTTATTCTTTTTAGGCGCTGATGCATTCTTGTTCCCAGATGCACCCTTTGCATTCTTATTGCCTTTGGGTGCACCCCTATTAGAAGGTTGCGTTGCACCCCCTCGATTCCACTTATTTCTTTTGCGCCAAGATTTAATTGTATTGATTGGAATATCTAAGGTTTCTGATATTTCTTTATATGGCAAGCCATCTTCATACATTCCCTTAGCTTTTTCTCTTTTATCCATGAATCACATCACACCACCTCGCGATCAGAATTGTTTGTTTTTTGTTTTCTCTTATTTCAAATCCTTTAACATCAAATCAGCTTCAATCAAAACTTTCAGATCACTAACGGAATTAAGCTTAATATCTCCATCTTTTAAGTTCTGAAGCCAGCGACCAACAGCAACTCGTATTATCTTTCTATACTCGTCTACTGTCTTAGCCTGTTCCAACGCTTTTTCGATTTCATACTCTAAACTTTCATCATTTAAATTTTCCATTGTGCACATACCTCGCATTTGTTAGAATGCTAAAAGATACAGAGGGTATCGAAAGACCACGCGTGGGCATTCTCTGTATCTTCGAGGCATGAGCCTTGTTGAAAGGATCGGTGTTAGCTGCACCGGTCTTTTTATTTTTTGTATTCCTCATGAATGATCTTAGGCACTGTATTGTTCCAGTTAATTTTGTGATGCAGCCTAAAATTTTTACTTCCCATTGCAGCCACCTTCACACTAGATGGATTGAACACCACCGTATAGAAAGATTTTAAATACGTACCACTAGCAAGATATACGTCACTCATTCCACCTTTGGATTTCTGAGTGGTTTCTTGATTCAAATAGAATTTAGTATACGTGAGAAATAGCTTCCCTCTCATACCTAAATTACAATAGGTGTTTACATCCTCATTGATTCGGCCAAGAAATCGGATATCACTGTCTGTCCGGAAGAAAAAGCTATTCATCGCTTTCCGACTTAGCC